CGACGTGTGCGGAGGTCTTCACACCGCCTACAGCCTTATTCAATTCTGGTGAGCGGTAGCCACTTGTTACACGGATAGCAGGGTTCTCGAGTTTGTGAGCCTCGCAATACTTACCCCATTCTACACGAATACTCTCTAAAAGAGTTATCGTTTCGGTAAGATGAACCCTCACAATAGAAGGAGGGTTATTGTTTATCTTTAATTGTTCAGCGGTGCTGGATTGCACCAGCTCCGCTATTGAGAAATTTGCCATGTCTAATCAAATTTTGGTTTATCGTCATCTACATTCACGTGCGCACTCTTAAGATACTCACTAAGGAACGGTACTTTGTCGATTGCTTTCAGTGTCAGAACGTAATAGACAAAGCCGGCTATTTTCCACATCGTAGTATTCTCAATTAACATCATCCTCCAATTGCGGACGATATTCGTAGAGTAGAACCAGATAGCTACCCCACACAATGCCTTTACAACTCCGAGCGTCTCTTCGCCAGCATGAAGGAAGTATCCTGTAATGAAGATAGAAGCGGACATTACGAAGAATAAACAACAATGATAAAAAAATACCATTGACTTTTTCAAGTTCCATTCCTCCCCGTGCTTCAATCCAGCAACTAATCCGAAAATGTAATTGACGCCGAAAACTACAAGCATAGCATACATAAAGTCCCGTATGGGAAAGAATAAACTCAGCATTCCGCTGATGACACTACACATTACAAATTTAAACTGTTCTAAATAATTCATAACAGACACATTAAGACTCCAATAACTGAACCCACCAACCCAGCAGCTATATCCTTAAAGTCAAACTGCTCTTTGCGAAGGTAATAATCAACACACTCTTTTGCCACCATTAGCAGCAACACGCCAACAATAGCAGGATACGCCCATGCTTCAACGTGTGCAAACAACTTACCAAGCATAAATGCTAAGATAAGACCTACAAGTAAATGCAGATACTTGTCGCTACCAATAGCAGCGAACTTCTCGAAAATCCTGTAAATACAATCTAAAAGTTTTTTCATATTATTTTATTTTAAATTAATAATGTTCTTACCAGTCAAAATCAATACCAGCCGTATAGAATACGCCTGCACCAAGATTATCATTACTCTTCTCAGGAGTTAACCAATGTGGATTTACATACATATATTCAAACACATACCCACCTTCAAACTTACGAAGTTCTCGATGGTCAAAAATGTACACAGCTTGACTATCATTGCCATTAATAACCGTCCACTGCTTGCCATATCCCATCCCAAAAAATTCATAACAGAAATTCTTAGTACCATTGAATATAATAACATCAATAGGGACACCTACTGGAAGTTCATCAAAATAGGTTTGCGAACCCTTTTGAGCCTTTGGATTATCAATATCCAAAATCTCTCCAGATTCACCCCCGAAGCCAGGAGAATACATTGGGATTCTATAATAATTAATGTTTCTACCATTTATAATTATATGGTTAAAAGTTAAACCTATACGAATGCCATTTTCAATATGTCCATCGTTATAAACAAACATCTCATCGTCCTTCACAACCGCACAGACCCTTGACTTATGCCCGAACTGACTGTTACAATAAATGTTAGTTGCATAAAAATTATGGAAACGCTTACGAATGTCACCCGTTGTTTCGCCCAACATTCCAAAATCACCTGTAAAAGCCATATAGCCTTTATTTCCCATAGTCCCGAATGTAATGCCACCAACCTTATTAGTACCGTCAAGGCAATCTAACGAAGTAAACGAGCCACTTGTGCCTTTGAGTGTACCCTCAAATGTACTATCACCAGTAACGGTGAGATTTTGAAAAGTAGCTCCTCCCGCATCGATAGTCTGCGCCTTGATACCTTTAGCTACTATTTCCTTTGCATCAATAAAATAAGCATTAAGCTTTTCACCATCAGTAAAGAAAGGAACTTTCCCAGTAGTTGTAACCACCTTGAAGGTGTCTGCTACAATGTCAAAGGTACTATTCTCACCATTAAGAGTGAATCCGACACGCTTAAGTCCTGTCCGCAAGTCTGTCACAACGGCTGAGATTGACTTATCACCAACATTCAATGAGGTTTCAAACTGCTTCGTAGTAAACTCCTGTGCTGCCTGCCAATCCTCGATATTGAACTCTTCGCCTGCTGCCTTGGGACGAACACATACGAGTAAGTCGTTTTTATACTCTTCTAAGGTAGCATTGCTCCATTGGTCGCCCTTGTCATATGGCGGAACAGGCCGTTCTTGCACGAACATTCTACGCTTACCATCTGCCGTGTCTTGTGCGTGCTTAGCTGCTTCAAGCGATTTCAATACATCAGCATCCGTAATCTCGTGCCATGAATACGTGTTGTCAGGATTCTTTTCAAATGAATACGCCCTACCGCCACCAGTCTCTGCATAGCTTCGATTATAGTAAATGTCATGCACGTGCATCTCTTTTGTCGCATCGTCTGTCCACTCGTTAGCAGGTTCAGTGGTGAGTGTTGGAACGGCATCACCAAACCAAATAACAAGCTGCTTGTCCGCCTGCTGCTGAACAGAATTAATGCGCCCCTGCATAGAATCTAAGAAGGCTTGCAAGGGGATATATTCGCCACTTTTAGCAGGGTTCTCAACCCTTATCTCGAATTTCTGCTTATCGAACAAGAAGATAGGATCAGGAAGAGTAAAGCTATTGATACCCTTTATAATTTTGAAGTAAGGCGCACCTTCGCCAGCAGCTGACTGTATAATAGCACTCTGACGCTCTTCATCTGTGAGATGACCTAATTGTACAACCTCATCACCCACTTGTGGAACGTCGCTGCCACTTGCGTAGTCCTCTGCCTTCGTGTTATCTGCAATGTCGACATAATCAGTACCGACATCAGTAACCCTACGATACCAGTAGTGATTAGACAACTGACCGCCAGCATCTATCAAGTTGAATGTCTCGCAAAGAGCGAGGTCATTCTTACGCATAGAGTTATACACCCTACGTCCTTCACTATCCTGTTGAACAAAATAGCACCGCCAAGCACCAGTAATCTTCTCTATTCGTGAAATAACAAAGCCACCAGCAGAGTTTACAACTTTACCTTTAATGTGAGAGGTTTTCATCACTTCCACCTCTTCTGCTGTTAGTTTCTTTCGTGCGTGAATATAGTCGGTATCAACGTGCCACTGCCCATTGTCATCCTTATAAATGCCAGCACCTGAGCTGTCCTTTACGAAATCATCGCCAAACTCGATACCCTTTAAGAATGTAATAACCTCTTGGGCGGTATCGGGGATATTCTTTCTTAGGAAGCGTGGGTCTACATAGTTCTTTATAAGCTCACTTATCTGTGTGGCATTAAGTCCGCCACCGCTGAAATTACCCGATAGGATATTATTGACATCCTCCTTTAACTGCGAGATAGTACCCTTGACGGCTTGATTGCCAACGGTTATCTCCTGAATAATCGGGTAATCCAGCTTTGTAACCAACTTTATGACACGTGTCTTTAACTGATAGCCAAAGCCATCGTCAAAGGTGACTTTCTGACCGATATAGAGTTTTGGATTGTGATTAGCGAAAGCTACCGCGTTAGAGGAGAATGAGTAGTTATTGTTATCCTGCGCACGTCTTTTTATCTCCTTGATAGTTCGTGCTGCTAATTCTTCTTGTGCAATCTTCGTTTCATGCTCACCCATTACAATGTTAAACAGCACGACCATATTACAAGTGAGATCAGGGACGTCTTTCCCACGTGGGTAAAGTCCCTCGCTCTCATTGGTAGGGATAATGGTATCTCCGCTTTGATACTTGAGTATTTCATAATCACCCTTTAAGATGTCGACACCGCTATCGCCCTCGTTTGGTTTTGCTGCTATTGGGTTGTTTAATTCGTGGTAGTGGAGTTCAAAACCATCCTGCCCATTAGGCTGTCCGACAAGTCCCTGCGTGAGTACGTCATATTGCCCATCTATAGCGTGGGTGTTAACCTTGAACATTCCTTTAAGCGTGTACCCTTGTAACACCTGCTTCTTTGGGTCTATCTCATAGTCATACCAATAGTGAATAATGATATTTCCGCTTTCATCCTTATCGTGAGTTATATTGATAGCGGTCTTGCCAGCTATCTTAGTGACAGACGGGAACGCCAATCGCATATACCAAATAGTATATGTCTTTTTGTTTCCTCTGCTGTCAAGTTCTATTGTGTTTGTCTGAGAGTTCTTGAGATAACGCACGTGCTTACGGACGTTATAAACATACAAATCTATATGCGGATAAACATCATCAAAGGAGAGTGCAAGCGTTTGCTTGATTTCCCCTGACGCTTCAAATGCTTCCTTTGTGATGACGTTCCCATCTGTGTCTACATAGATATATCCGTCAGGGTAAACAGCCTTGTCAAGTCCTAATCGTGCAAGCGTGGCAACGTTACCAGTGCCAACAAGTGCCTTTGTAGACATATTCTTTGTAGAACCCTGCGGATAGAAACAGTTATAATACGGCTCTTTACTATCGCTTACAGATGCTTTCTGTATGTTATCGTGTACCTTTAATGTCGGTACATCCTCGCCAAGATTAATGCTTATCTGACCGAAATACAAAGCCTTATGCTTCCACGATAAATGCCATTCACAAGCGTTATTCTTGCAGCCTTGAGCAATAGAAGATAATACGGAAAGTATATCATTCGATGATACGGAAAATGATACGGAACTATCCACATTACCGCAAAGGGTGAATGTAAACTTTTCGCTCTCTGTCGTTATATTGAGTGCTTCATTGATAGCCTTACAAGCGTATTCAAGTGCATTTGTCGTTAATCCGTCAAACGACCACTCCTGCTGCTTGATAGGGTTCTTGTCCGCATCTGTGGTGTCATAGAGAAACGGAACACGTGAAAGCCACATCAAAGGGTGCTGAAATTCGGGGGTGTACTTAAATCCTTTGTCGTCCTCTGTCGGTGTGTATGGACTGAGTAGCCTATACTTCAAGCCGTCATCAAAGGGGGTAATATACGCACCTGCTGGCAATGTGAGTTTTACATCACTCTGCCATGATAACCTTACAAGGTCACTTCTGCCTAACTCTTGCTCGTGTTCTGCGCCCTCTGTCAGTGTCGCATCGAGTATCTTGTTGTTATGAATGTCGTATATTACCATAATCGCAAAGATAACAAGAAAAGAAAGGGTATGGGAATGGGATAAAAACAGAAAAGCCACAACGTTTTTGTTGTGGCAAATCTTCTGATTATATGTGGTTAAATTACTTTGTAATAGCTTGCTGTGCCTATCTTTAGGTTATGCACACGCTTTACAAGTTTGCGACCTATATTATAACTATCACCACATATACAGCGACCTAAGAATTTATCCCATGTTAGGTTATTCATGCAGATTGTCTTTGTATCGCCATTATCTAACAATATGGTATCACCACGCTTAATATCTGATTTGTGTACTTCTTCAATGTCGCAATCAACGATAACAACATTATTCTGATGCTTGTAGCTATATGTAATATGATAGTTCTTCATTGTCTTTGCTTTTAATAGGGTAGGCGAACCTACCCCGATGTTGATTTACGCTATTCTAACTAAGTTTGCTTTTTTGAAACAACGCCACTCGTCTTTTTCGCAATCAAAGTACACTTGACAAGTGTCTGCTGTCTTTTTCTCGCCCTTTGTCGCAGGTATTCTGTCGCTCATAAGAGTGCCGTAAGCCTCTCTCAGAGTGCCGTCTACTTTCTGAAAGTAGAACTTAACTATTCGCTTACTAAGGGCTGCTTTTAGCTTGATATTAACCCAAGCACACTTTAACGCTTCTGATAATGTATAACCATTCTTGCGTACGAACTGCCAAGCAAGATTCATTACCTCTCTCATAGTGTTCTTTAATGTAGTACTCATAATCTTATAGTTTAATAGTTTTACTTTGTTTTTTAATCACGCTGCAAAGGTAAATAATATTATTTACGTAAACAAATAAAATGATAATAAATATATTGCCATTAACATAATTTAGTAAATAGTATTGTTTACATTATATATATAATAGTTATCTTTGCAATATGAGAATAAAAGAAATATTAAAAGAAAAGGGTATAACTCTTTCGCAACTTGCTGACACTATGGGCGTAAGCCGTCAAGCATTGAGCCGCCAAGTGGCAGGAAAGCTGCTTGTAGAAAAAGCAGAAGAAATTGCCAATGCTCTTAATGTCCCTATGTGGCAGTTATTCGCCTCGTCCGAGGAGGTACAAAAGGGAAACAATAACATTGTTTGTCCCCATTGTGGGAATCCTATCAAAGTAACCATAATAAAGGAATGAAGTTTAATCAGTACACATGGGACTTGTATAAACAAACCGATGTTGGCAAGAAAACTATTAGCCTGTTTGAAAACGCTGCCCATGATATATCTATATATGAACTTGTTTCCAAATATAACCCCATGGAAACAAAGTTTTCGGATAAAGACAGTATGGAGGATTGTTGTGAACTTCTATGGGAACTTGCAATCAAGAAGATGCTATTGCCAACCAATATAGATGATGCACGAAATCTATACGAGCAAATAATAGATGGGGCGATATTGTTTGATGATGGAGAACCTTTTATAGAAAAAGCGGACTATAAAACATATCTCATGGCTAATATGGATATATCTTTCATGTTGTTTTTCAAGGCTCCAGAGTATTTCTTTCCTAATATATTCCGATACCATTTCTTTGACCTTATAAAAGTATTTGATATATTCGATATAGAATTGCCATTACCACCTAAAAAGAGTAATTATAGGGCACGGTGTATGTATTATTGGGAACTATGCGAGATACTATATTCTTTTCGTAAAGAAAATGGACTATCTCCGTATGAGCTATGCGCTATGCTTTATGACTTTGGTCAAGGGCTTACAAAGAATATTCCAACAGAATTGCCGAAACCGTCTAAGGCTTGGTTTATTGGCGGTAAGATTATGCCAATAGAAGATTTGGATTTTACATTTTGGCAAGCTAATGAGGATACTATGCGAGGAGATATTCTCATACACTACGAAACCTCCCCTATATGTGCAATAACATGTATGTGGATAGCCCAAACAGATGGTGTTATAGACCCGTTCTTTTATTACTATGCTAACACATACATAGGAAGTAGAATAAAGCTACCACATGTAACTTTGCAGGAATTAAAGAACGATGAATACTTTTCTTCTCATCCACTTGTCAGGAAAAACTTTCAAGGAGTAAATGGATGGGAAATAAGTAATAGGGATTATCAAGAGTTTTTGCGAATAATACAGACAAAAAAGTACGATACAAGTAAATTACCAGTCTTATATGCACCTAAAATAGCTTGTACAAATATAAAATTAGAGAAAGATGTAGAAGAACATTTATTAATACCTTTACTTGATAGTATGGGTATGACAGACTACATGCGACAAGTTCCATTACGGGCTGGATGCGGTGAAAGAATATATCCTGATTTTGCGGTGCATTGTACAAAAACAGATAATGGCTACATTGCCAAAGTACTTATAGAAGCAAAACTTTCCATGCGCAACAAAAAAGAAGTATATGCAGCGTTTCAACAAGCTAATTCTTACGCACATTTGTTAGAAGCACCTATTATAATTCTCTGTGATAAGGAAATGCTTCTTGTTTATACAAACGAAAATGGATTTAATAGGAATAGATATAAGAGGTTCTTTTGGGAGGACATGGAAAATCCTGATAAGTTTAATGAATTAAAACGAATTTTAATATGAATGACCTAAATTTACTCGCAATCGTGCTGATAATTTTCGGTATATTGCAAATTATCCTTTTCTTCAAGTTATGGATAATGACAAATGATGTAGCTGCACTTAGGAGAAAATTTGCTCCACAAGTTGAAGATGTACAGAAACCGCGTGATTTACTCGGCATGTGCGCCCGTATTCGTTCAAATGGGAAGCAAGTGCGCGTCGTTGCTCGTGAAAATGGTCAATACAAATGTGTTGATAGTATAACTAACGAGCCATGTGGCACTTATTTCTATGAAGAATTGGAAGTGTTAGGGTAGCCGTTAAGCTACCCTCTTTTTATGTCCTATAGGTGGGGTTTGGCTCTATGAAAGCAAGCCCGAGCTTTGCAAAGGTTCGTTCCGTGTTCCTTGCAAAGGTGCAGCTCTTTCCAGTGTATTTGAGGTGATAAACATCTGTACCATCATTGGGAACTTGTATAGACACGTCGCCCCCTCTCATAACCTCTACAAAGGCTTTATTCTTTGTGTTGAAATCTGCCGCATCCCTGCCCTCCATAGTGAGGTTTAGGACAATGCTGCGTTCGTTGACCTTAGGAGTGCCGACATACTGAACCCCATCTTGTGTGCGGTCGTTATTGGTGATGTACTCCTTCATTGGGAAATATCCGTTAAGGGTATCGAGAAAGCCGTCACCCATTCTTATGCCCCATTCTGTAAAGGCATCCTTGCCGTTAATGATTAATTCTGTCATATTACATCTTTTTAAGTTCTCGTTTGATTTCTGACATATCGCCACTCATTGTTTTGAGCGTCTTATTCATTGCAGATGTGTCATCGTGAATACCCTGCAACTCAAGATATGAGTTCGCTTGTATCGTTCTTAGTTCGTCTGCAATATTCTTTTGCTCTACCGCTAACATCTGAACACCACGCATAGATGCGTCCATTGTGCTTAATTTAGACGTCAGAATATCCTTTATTTGGTCACGTGAGATATTCCCTGCTGTGGTGAGTGCAATAATGTTACTTGCCTGCTCAAAGGTGATAGATGTCACTCCATTAGCGGTTGCCGTCTGTGAGCTGTCACCCTCCTTTGTGATGTCAATACCCTTTGCCGCAAATCCATCTTGTAGCTGCTTTAACAGACTTTGTGCCACTGGGAGATAGTTATTCATGCCATCCACTATCTCGCCAGCGAGTTGAGCAGATGCCGCACCGAGTTCATTCTCGTTAATAGACTTCATTGCATAAGCCTTGTAAAGGTTGGATAGTTTATCCTCATACTGACTAAAGACATTCTTCATAAGGAGTTGTTTAACCATATCCTTAGAAACCTCTGCAAATGTCTTTGAAGCCGAGTTCTTAAACTCTGAGAGAGCATCTTTACCGTCTTTCAGCCATGCCCATACGGCATCTGTCATATCAGACACCAAAGGAGAGTACATCTTAGACACGTACTCATGGATAGACTTATTAAACTCATCGTATTTCTCTCTAAGTTCAACGAGTTTTTCCAATGTCTCCTTTGCTTCGCCTTGTAGCTTATGTCCGTAGTTCTTTAAGACCTCGTTAGCGAGTTCCTTATCAATCATGCCATCTTCTCCGAATAGGTCTTTGCCGTACTTCTCTTTTACCCATTCTTTGAGGTCAGCTGTTTTCTGACCTCGCCAAAAAGACTTATGCTGTGTCTGAATGCGGAGGTTATCTTTCGCTGCAACTTGCCCATTCTTATATGTGATAGAACTGACAGCAGAATCGATAGCCTTTCCTACGATAGCACCAGCAAGACCTGCCACTGCCACACCTGCTGCGGTAGCTACTGTTGCCGTTACTGCCGTAGTAGTCAACGCACCAATGACAGCCGACCCTAAAGCGCCGATAGCTGCTGTTCCTGTTCCTGCTGTAAATACACCAGCCGCAACAGCCGCAATGGCGGTAATACCTGCTACGATAGGCACCATAGCCTTTCTAAGACCCGAAGATTTGTCGATATACTTCTCTTGCGCCTCATTGAGTTTCTTGTAATAAGACTCAGCAACTTGCCCATGTTCCTCGTAAGCATCTTGCAAACCTTTCAGACCACTGTCAGAGAACCAATTACTTTCCTCGTGGCGTGCTTTCATCACCGCAAGACGATAATCATTCACAGAGTCACGGAGTTTGTTTATCTCCGCTTGCTTTGCGGCGGCTTTCTCGTATAAGCTATCTTGATTGGGAAGTATACTGCTAAGCATCTGCATCAGTTGTATTGCTGCGCTGATAATTGCAAGGATAGCACTTGCTGACTCGATAGATTTCATTGCACTTGACCCAGCCTTGCCTACTGCCGTAACGCCATCAGAGATAGTTTGATAATAGGTCATTACAGAGCCAAAGAGAGAGAATATCTCTCCTGTCTGTCCTCCTATCTTACCGCCTAACTCGCCCATTTTATCAGCTACGCCTTGAATAGACTTTGTGAGGGTCTTGTGTGCATTCTCTATCTTATGGGTAGTCTGTGTTACCTGCTGACCTTTTGCGGCAACGTCCGCCTCGGCATCTGCTAATTCCCAATATTCAGACACCCACTTTTTAAGGTCTTTATTGTAGCCTATGCTCTTGACAATCTTCTCTCCGCCTTTTACTCTATCTCGTCTATTCTCAGCGGCTTTCAGCTCGTCCTGCTGCTTGATTAACTCATCGGTGAGTTTCTTTATCATTCCGATAGGGTCACGACTGATAAGCTCATCAATCATTCCGTTGATAGCATCGAAGTATGTCTTTACTCCTTCGGGGTTGAGAGCCTCTCCTGCTGCTTGTTTAACCTCGCTAAATCGTCCGATAAGGCTGTTTAGGGTATCCGTTGATGCCCCCTTCAAGTCGTCAAATGCCGCTACATAGTTAGGGTCTTTCTTTAGCTGTTCAAAAGCAAGTGTCATCTGTTCCTTGCCGTAGTTTGCCCTTGCCTCTGTCAACGTACGGTATAATGCATCTGCTTTCTCCTTATCGCCACGTTTCTCAGCTTCTGAAATAGCCTTATATATATCAGATACCTCTTTTGAGTATTTCTTTACAAGGTCTGTCTTCTTGTCAAAATAAGACTCATTGGCTTTGATAAGACTGTCCTCGTATGCTATCTCTGCATCTTTGAGTTTAGCAATTTCCTCGTCATACTTATGCCATGCTGCCTTTGTTTTTGCATCATAGTTCTTGTACTCTGCATCTGTATAGCGGTCGTTAGAGGAAGCATAAGAGTACTCAGAGCTGTTGTAGAAGTTCTTTCCCTTATTCTTTGGGTTTGCCTCCCACTTTTGCTTAGCTTGCTCGATACGTTGCTGCTTGATGTCCTCAAATGCTCTGTCGATAGCCTCTTGCTCTTTCTTGCGGTTGAGTTCTATCTGTCGGAGTTTCTTCTCGTTGCCGTCTTTGAGGATGTTTATCTCTGCCTGCTCGGTTTCGTTTGCCAAGTCCTCCGCTTTTCGCCTATTCTCAAGTTTCGCTTTTGTTTCAATCTCAAATGCTTTCTCGTTGGCTTCGTTCTGCTGCTCGGCTGCTTTCTCTGCGGCTTTTGCTGCTTTTTCACGTGCTTTTTCACGTGCTTTCTGTGCCTTTTTGGCTGCACTTTCGGCACTCTTTGCACTTTTAGCAGATGATTTCTCCTCGCTATCTAACGAACTCCCCGATAGTTTCTTGTAGCTTTCGTTAGCCGTATCAAGTTTCTTTTGAGCCTCCTCTACTTGTGCAACAGTCGCTTTACCACTTTTTTTTAGTTTTTCCAGATGAGTTCTTGCTTTTAATACTTCTGATTTTGCGGCATTTCTTGATGCAACCCATAGCGGTTGAGATTTTCTTGATTCCTTAATACCATTAACATAAGTAGATAGTTGTTCTATCTCCTTTGAAGTCAAAGACACCCCCTTTAGTTCTTTATAAGGGAATACGATGTTTTTCTTGCTGCCTTTATTTTTCTCTAAAGTTTTTGATAAAGCATTAATCCTCTGATTGCTCATTTTACCAATAGTATCTTGGTATCGAGATATTGCATTACCAGCCGCGACTCTCTTTGATTGGTATCTTTCTCCGCTTGCAAGTCTATCATAATATTCCATAATATCTTTATATGGAACAAACGCACGCACACTCCACTCTGACCTATTATGTGCTTTGGCATACTGAGCAATGGCATCATCTTCGATTTTTGAATCTTTATCAGATATATTACCTCCGCTTAGTTTCTTTTCTCCATTCGCATGGAGTGTTTTACTTATCTGCGTGTACTTATTAGACTGTTGTATATGTGATTCAACGGCTTTATTGCCATCTATTACAGCTATTTCACGCTTCATTTGGAGTATATTCTTCAAATGACCCTCCTCGTCAATATATTTCTTAATTATAGAAGGATAGGTAGATTCAAGTACCAAGTGCGAATTTACTCAATCTTTTTGTTAAAAACAAATATTGGTGATTTAAAATTTAATTTTTCTCTT